TATATAATTATGAAGTTGGAAATTTACTTTTTGGTACAAGTAACACCGAACGTGTGCGTATAACTTCAGGTGGACTGGTCGGCATCGGTACAAGCGCACCAGCACGACAGCTCAGTGTGCAATATCCTTTTGCAAAGACTGACACTACAACCCGATATATATTTGTCCTAAAAAGTAATGACGCATCTAACGCAAATGAAATGCTATTTTCGTCAGTCGGTGCAGCTACTCAGGCATCACGCGTGTGGAATATCCAGACTGGCGAGGATGGTGTATCAAACGCAGGAATTTTAGCTTTACAGCCATCTGGCGGCAGCGTAACTATAAATTCAGCTACAATTACAACGGTATCAGGTACAGCACCATTGTTTATGTGCAGGGCATGGGTTAACTTTAACGGAACTGGTACTATTGCTATTCGGGGCAGTGGCAATGTGTCTAGTATTGGTGATAATGGCGCGGGTAACTATGGTGTAAATTTTACTACTGCCATGACTGATGCTAATTGGGTTGGGCTAGCTACATCTGGCAATATATCTTCAAATATTTCTGGAATTGTAAACGCGGATAACAGGGGTTCTGGAAGTTGTCAGATTTATCCAACTGTTGGCGGTGTTGACGCTTCGTGTGTTGACGTAGCAATCTTTAGATAATTTAAATAAGGAGCAAAAATGAAAAGAATAATTTACCAAACCCCAGAAGGGGTAGTCGTTCTCACTCCTTCACAAGAAGCATTAGACCTCTACGGTATAGAAGCTATTGCACGGAAAGACGTGCCGCACGGACTGGCATTTAAGATAATTGACACAACTGCTTTGCCACAAGACAGAACGTTTCGCAATGCTTGGGAAGCAGATATGACCAACCCAGACGGCGTAGGTGCTGAATCCAATGAATTTCCTAAGGAAGTTGTATGATTACAATTAACTTTGTAAAAGCGCAAAAAATTACTAAAGATAGGCTAAGAGCGGAACGTACACCGTTACTCCAAGCATTAGATGTAGCCCAACTTAGAAACCTGTCTGACCCTGTTGCATTGGCTGATATTGAAGCTAAAAAACAACTGTTAAGAGATGCAACTAAACAGGTTGATGACCTGACTACGCTTGATGATTTAAAAGCAATTCAGCTACCTGTTTTGGAAAATGCATAACTTAAAAAACAGGCTTTGTTTATTAAACAACAACTAAGTAAAAAGATGAATAAAATATTCGAATAAATATATAAGTAGTACAAACAATTATAATTTAACTGTAGATGAGGATTTATATGAATAAACTAAACTTGAAATTAAGTCTTGAAGAAATTAATGTAATAATGCAAACATTGGGTCAACTGGCATCTTCAACTGGTGTATACCCATTATTGCTTGATATTAAACAACAAGCCGAAAAACAGATTCAGGAAAACAACAATGCCAACGATGCAAGTTGAGTTAATTAATAACTTAAAGCGAGGTTACTAGCAATGGCTGTACCGGCATCAAGAAACGATTTTAAAGAATACTGTCTTAGAAGGTTGGGAAAGCCAGTTATAGAAATTAACGTTGATGATGATCAGGTTGAGGATAGGGTGGATGAGGCAATAAGATATTATTGGGACTATCATTTTGATGGATCTGAAAAGACTTATTATAAACATCAAATAACATCCAATGATAAAACCAATAAGTATATCACCCTGCCGGAAAATATAATTGGCGTGGTGAGTGTTTTCCCAATTTCAGATCCTTCTATCAGATCCGATGATTTGTTTAATATCCGGTATCAGATTGCTTTAAACGATCTTTATACTTTGACAAACGTTTCATTGGTTCCTTATTATATGGCAATGGAACATCTTTCTTTATTGACGGAAATGTTGGTTGGTAGGCAACCAGTAAGATATACGCGACACAGGGATCGCTGTCATATTGATATGGATTGGAATGTGGTAAATGAGGGAGAGTTCCTGTTAATTGAGGCATATGAAGTTATAGATCCTGACACCTTTACAGATGTTTGGGGTGATCGTTGGCTTCAAAATTACACAACTGCTCTTATTAAAAGACAATGGGGTAATAATCTGACCAAGTTTTCGGGTATGGTTTTGCCAGGGGGTGTTCAATTTAATGGTGACAGAATACTATCAGATGCGCAAGCAGAAATAGAAAAAATGGAAGCGGATATGATCAGCTCTTACAGTTTACCTGTTACGGATATGGTAGGATAAATTGACAACATCCCTCTATTTTAATAATTTCAAATCTTCGATGGAGCAAAACCTCATCGAGGATTTGGTTATTGAATCAATAAAGATATATGGGCATGATGTATTTTATTGCCCCAGAACTATAGTGGCGAAAAATGAAATTTATGGTGAAGATTCCATTTCAAAATATCAAAATGCCTATCCGGTTGAAGTTTATATAAAAAGTTATGATAGTTATGAGGGTGATGGGCAATTTTTATCCAAGTTTAATTTGGAAATAAGAGACCAAGTAACATTTACCATTGCTGTAAAAACATTTTTAGATGAAGTTTCTGTTGCGCATTCTCCAACATCTAGTTATACCAGACCATTGGAGGGAGATTTGATTTACTTACCAATGGCAAGTAGATTATTTGCTATAAAATTTGTAAATAAAACTCCTGTTTTTTATCAGATGGGATCTATACAAATGTATGATTTGGTTGCTGAAGTTTTTGAATATAGTAATGAAAGTTTAAATACAGGTATTACTGAGATTGATGATATAGAAAAAAATTATACTTTAAACTCAACTTCAACCAAAATAGTTGGAACATTCAATCTCGACACACAAGCTGGGGATTCTTTTGCTGATAATAGCGAGTTACAATCACAAGGAAATAATATCATAGATTTCACTGAGATAGATCCATTCAGCGAGGGGGTTATTTAATGTTCGGTACAACTTGGGATCATAATATATTAAAAAAATATGTTATTTTATTCGGAACTTTATTTAATAATATTTCTATATACAGAAAAAATACTGCCGGCAGTACAATACAAACAATAAAAATCCCGCTTTCTTACGGACCAAAAGATAAATTTCTTGCCCGTGCGGATGGTGACCCAAATTTTGATAGACAGATAGCCACTGTTTTGCCAAGAATGTCGTTTGAAATGCTTTCTTTTAATTATGATGCAGATAGAAAATTAAATACCCTGAATAAAAGATATAAACAAAGCGGAAATGATTTAAAATACAGCTATCAACCAGTCCCATATAACATTACTTTTAATCTTTATGTGATGGTTAAAAATGCTGAAGATGGAACTAAAATAATAGAACAGATATTACCTTATTTTAGACCTGAATGGACAACCACCGTTGAGTTGTTATCAGATATAGATGGTGTATATGACATTCCTTTAATTATAAATAGCATTAACAGTGAAGATTTATACGAAGGTTCGTTTACAACTAGAAGAGCAATTGTATGGACACTTTCCTTTACAATGAAAGGGTATATTTTCGGACCTGTAAAAAATTCAACAATAATTAGATTTGTTGAGGCAACTACAAAGATTGCAACTGGGGATGATATAGTTAGCAACACTTATGCTAATTCAGTAATTATATCGGTCAAACCAGGATTAACTGCAAATGGAGTGGCAACAAGTAATGCAGCCACCTCAATCAGTTATCTTTCAATTAATGCAGATGATGATTATGGATTTATAACGGCTTTTACAGAAAATGAATGATCTGGATACAATTTTAAATATATTACCAGAAGAAAAACTAGAGCAAAAAAATCTTCCTACAGTATCAACCCCAAAAACTCCAATAAGAAATTTGGAAGGGGAGCAGGATTTTTATTTTGCAAGGGAAAATCTTTATGATATTATATCAAAAGGCAATGATGCTATTTTTGAAATGATTGAAGTGGCAAAACAAAGTCAACACCCAAGGGCATATGAAGTTTTATCCACATTAATAAATTCCTTGGTCAGCGCAAACAAAGATTTACTGGACTTACATAAAAAGAAAAAAGATTTCATTGATAACAAAGAACAAGATGATAACAAGATTATAAATAATAATTTATTCGTGGGTTCTACTGCCGAGCTGCAAAAAATAATAAATGATATGAAAAAATGAATAGAGGTTATTTAGGCAACTTTAAATTAAAAAGGGTAAACGAAAAGGTTGAGTTTACTCAGCAACAAGTAGAAGAATATATTAAATGTTCTAACGACCCAATACATTTTATTTTACGATATTGTAAAATTGTAAACGTAGACAAAGGTCTGATACCATTTCCTCTTTGGGATTTTCAAAAAGAAATGGTTCTCAGTTTTGAGAATAATCGTTTTGTTATATGTAAGATGCCTAGACAGGTTGGTAAGACAACTACGGTTGCCGCTTATTTGCTTTGGAAAGTTCTTTTTTTACCTAGTTACAGTGTTGCCATTCTAGCGAATAAAGATAGGCAGGCACTTGAAATTTTAAGTAGGATTCAATTGATGTTTGAACATCTGCCCAGTTGGTTGCAGATGGGTGTTAGTGAATGGAATAAAGGTAATATTGAGTTAGAAAACGGTTCTAAAATTTTAGCATCAGCAACCTCATCTTCAGCAGTTCGTGGTGGAACTTTTTCCCTGCTATATTTGGATGAGTTTGCTTTCGTGCCATCTAATATTCAGTTACAATTTTTTGCTTCGGTTTATCCTACTATATCATCTGGTACAACAACCAAGGTGTTGATAACATCCACCCCAAATGGGATGAATTTATTTTATAAGTTGTGGATGGATAGTGTTGAGGATAGAAATACTTATAAAAGAGTTGAAGTTTTGTGGTCTGATATTCCAGGTAGAGATGAAGCCTGGAAAGATGAACAAATAAAAAATACTTCAGAAGAACAGTTTAAGCAAGAATTTTTATGTGAGTTTCTCGGCTCAACAAACACATTAATAAATTCAACCAAATTGAGAAGTTTGCATTACAAAAATCCAATCAAACAAAATGAAATGGGTTTAAAAATATATGAAGAGCCTGGAAAGGATGTTATCTATTCCGTTGTCGTTGATACATCAAGAGGATCTGGTGGAGATTACTCGGCATTTATAGTGGTCAATGTTTCTACACTGCCATATAAAGTTGTTGCGACATTTAGAAACAATTTAATATCACCTCTGTTATATCCAAATATAATTTACGAGGTTGGAAAACATTATAATGATGCTTTGGTGTTGATAGAAACAAATGATATAGGTCAGCAAGTTGCAGATATACTATATTATGATTTTGAATATGAAAATATGTTAGTGTCTGCCAACAACGGTAGATCTGGTCAATCACTTTCTGGAGGATTTGGAACATCAACACATTATGGAATCAGAACTACAAAACAAGTCAAAAGAATGGGTTGTGCCACTCTAAAAACTTTAATAGAATCTGATAAGTTTTTAATAGAAGATTATGATATTATTCACGAGTTGTCTAAATTTAGTTTAAAGGGTCAATCATATGAGGCAGAAGAAGGCTCGGATGATTTGGCTATGTGCTGTGTGCTTTTTGGTTGGTTAACAACACAACCATATTTAAAAGAAATAACACAGGTTGATATCAGGAAAAAAATAGTAGAACAAAACGAGCAAATGTTGGAACAGGAAATGATGCCGTTTGGTATGTATTCTTCCGGGGATGATGACGTAGATGATATTATAAATCAGCCTCCCCAG